AATTTAAATAAAACTATTTTACAATACAGAAATAAATGTTATAATAATACATATAATATAGAGTATAAAAAGGAAGGAAATCAAAATGTTCAGGGATAATAACAATTGTAAAATAGAAGGGGGAGGCAAATTATACGGGCAAGGAAAACAGTATATGAATTTACAAAGAGAGAAGTTTTGCCAGAACCTTTTTAAAGGAATGACAGGAGCAGAGGCATATAAAGATGCATATAATAAGCCAGATGCGAATGAAAGGTATGCCGCATTTTATGCTTCCAAACTTAAATCACAAGAGATAATTCAAAAACGATTAATGGAATTGAGAGATGAACTTGCAAAGAAAAATCTGGTAACAGTGGAAAAAGTATTAGAGGAATACAGTCACATAGCATTTGATGATATAAAGAATTATCTATCATTCAGCACAGAAATGGTGGATGTGGTAGATGATGACACAGGTGAAGTGACACAATATCCAAGACATTCAGTAATAATCAAAGACAGCAAAGACATTGACACAAGGAATGTTTCAGAGATATTTTTAGACGCAAAAGGGCAATTGAAATTTAAGTTATACCCTAAAGATTTAGCATTAGATAAATTAGGGCAATATTTAGGTATGTGGGTTAATAGGTCAGAAATAACAGGCAAAGATGGAGGACCAGTTGAACTTAAAGACGCAAGAGAAATGTTTATCAATAGACTTGTTAAAAGGGTTAACGAAGGAACAGATAAATGAGGCACTTATAGATTTGCCAGATTCTGCGATAGAACAATTAATGTATGATTGGCAGATTTGGGCACGAGATAATCAGAAATTACCGGAAGGGGATTGGTTAACTTGGTTGATAATTGCAGGAAGAGGCTGGGGTAAAACAAGAACAGGTGCGGAAACAATAAGACAATGGCAGAGTGAAGGAGTTATGAGGATGGCATTAGTTGGTCAGACACCAGCAGAAGTAAGAGATGTAATGATTGAAGGCGAATCAGGAATATTAGCAATCAGTCCTCCTTGGAACAAGCCTGTTTATAAATCAACACAAAGCAAAGTATGTTGGAATAATGGAGCAGTCGCTCATGTTTATTCAGCAGAAAATCCTGAAGTTCTGCGTGGTCCACAGCATGAAAAAGCATGGATAGATGAATTAGCAAAATTCAGGTATGCTCAAGATACTTGGGATAATATGATGTTTGGATTGAGGTTGGGAGATAATCCTCAGGTAATAATAACTACAACACCAAGACCAACAAAGACATTAAAAAGCATTATGACAAACAAAACAACCGTAATTACAAAAGGAACAACATATGAGAACAAAGCAAATTTACCACCAAAGTTCTTTGAAAATATAGTAGCGGCGTATGAAAGCACAAGACTTGGAAGGCAAGAATTATATGCAGAAATATTAGGAGATACACCTGGTGCATTATGGACAAGAAACATTATTGATAATAGCAGGGTAAGCAAGTTGCCTGAATTAAAAAGAATTGTTGTTGCGATTGACCCTTCTACAACGAGTAATGCTAATTCAGATGAAGCAGGTATTATTGTAGGTGGCTTAGGGGTAAATAATGAAGGTTATGTATTAGAAGATTATATCATAAAAGCATCGCCTGCAAAATGGGCAAAAATAGCATTGACTGCTTATTACAAATGGAAGGCAGATAGGATAGTTGGAGAAGCAAATAACGGTGGGGATATGATTGAAACAATCATTAAATCATATGATGCTACAGCATCATACAAAAAGGTTTGGGCGTCCCGAGGAAAGATAGTAAGAGCAGAACCAATATCATCATTGTATGAGCAAGGAAGAATACATCATTTAGGATACCATGAACAATTAGAAGATGAGTTGTGCGAATATGTGCCAGGCGCTAAATCACCAAACAGGTTAGATGCTATGGTTTGGGCAATGACTGAATTAATGGGGGTTACCGCAAACGCAATAAGAACATTAAGCAAACAGGCTTTGGGATTATAAAGGGGGAAACAATATGTTATACAGATTTAAAGAAGTAAGAGATATTCAGGAATATACAGTAGCAGAAATCATAGCGAAGATTGATGAAGCGTCAACAGTAAACAACACTTACATTACATTAAAGGATTATTACAAAGGAAATTCTGCAATATTAAGCAGAACATCAGCAGATGCGGCAAAACCAAATAACAAGATAGTCAATAATTTTGCTAAGTATATAACAGATGTTAATGTAGGTTATTTTATTGGAAGGCCAGTAACATATACAGCAACAGAAGAAGGGGCAGAATTAAAAGAAATATTACAAGATATTTTTGACTACAATGATGAGCAGGACGAAAATGCACAGTTGGCTAAGGTAGCATCAATAAAGGGGGTAGCATATGAATTGTTATATGTAGATGAAGAAGCAAATCCAAGATTCAATTATGTTGAACCTGATAATCTTATTTTAATTTATGATAAAGCAATAACACCTAACCCATTGATGGCTATAAGATATGAACAGAATGACATAGCATCATTTGCTGAATTATATACTAAAACAGACATAATTTATTATGAATCAGGTGAAGATTTTAAAGATTTAGCGGAAGTATCAAGAATGGCTAACCCATGGGGGGATATTCCAGTAATAGAATTTTTAAATAATGAAGAAGGTATGGGGGATTTTGAAACAGTATTATCAGAAATTGATGCTTATGACAAAGCCCAATCAGATACAGCTAATGATTTTGAATATTTTGCAGATGCTTATTTACTGCTAAAGAATTTATCAGGAACATCAGAGGATGAAATTGCAAGTGCTAAAAGCAAGAGAGTTCTTTTGGTAGATGGTGATGGGGATGCTTCATGGCTTACAAAAACCATGCAGGATACTGCAACTGAAAATTATAAAACAAGACTACAGACAGACATACATAGATTCAGCATGACTCCAAATCTAACAGATGAGAACTTTGCAGGCAACTTGTCAGGTGTAGCACTTGAATTTAAGTTATGGGGATTAGAGCAGTTAGCAGTTTATAAAGAGAGAAAATTCAAAAGAGGATTGCAGAGAAGAATAGAATTGTTATGTAATTTTCTTAAATTAAAAACAGGCAAAGAAGCGGATTGGAGAAAAATCAATATTAACTTTACACGCAACATACCAATGAATGTGCCTGATATGGTTGACATGGTTGTCAAACTGAACGGTATACTTTCACAACAGACCTTATTAGCAAGATTACCGTTTATTGATGACCCAGCAAAAGAATTGGAGCAAATAGAAGCAGAATCAGAAGGAATGGTTAATTTAGATTTGATACCTGATGAATTTGCAGATAATGAAACTCCTAAAATAGAAAATGAAAATCAAGCAACAGAAGAAATACCAGCGGAGGAAGCGACTGAATAATGGCAAAAGATTCATTCATACAAATAACCAGAGTAAGCGAAAAAATGACAGAGGAAACTGAAAAGGAGATACTCCGTGCTTATAAGACCGCTCAAAAAGATATAAAGAAGCAGTTATCTGATTTATATACCAAGTATGAAAAGGATGGAGTATTGACCTATTCAGAAATGGCTAAATATAATAGGCTTGATGGAATGTTAAAGGATATTAACAGTACGGTAAACAATACATCAATTAATTCAGGTAACAAAATAAAAAAATTAAGCGCAAATGTATTTGAAAATTCTTATTATCAAGCAGGGTATACGATAGAAGGAATAGCAGATGCAAAGTTATCATTCAGTCTGCTTCATAAAGATGCTATTCAAGCAAGTGTGGAAAATCCTATTGCTGGATTGACTTTAAGTGAAACATTACAAAAGAACAGAAGACAAGTTATATCCAACATAAAGCAAAGCGTTACGCAAGGTCTGGTTATGGGTGAATCATATAAGAAGATGGCAGACAGAATGACCTCAGCCTTAAACAATGATGCTACTAAAGCATTAAGGGTGGCAAGAACAGAAGCACATAGAAATCAAAATGCAGGTACACTAAAAGCAGTTGACCATGCAGTAGGCAGAGGAGTAAAATTAAAAAAAGAATGGATAGCAACGCTGGATGACAGAACAAGAGATACTCATGCAAGTATGGATGGTCAGGTTGTAGATTCAGATAAGAACTTTGTATCACCTTCAGGTGCAAGAGGACCAGCACCTGGAATGTTGGGTGCGGCATCAGAAGATATAAATTGCAGATGTGCTTTAGGTACAGTACTACCAGGAGCAGATGAAACAACAAACAGAGAAACATATGAGGAATGGGCAGAAAGCAGAAACATTCCAGTACCTAATGAAGTTAAACAAGTACAAAAACAGACGGCTAAAGAAATAAAAGATGATTTAATTATTGAAGATTGGGCAAATAAAACAGCAGAGAGTATTTATTTAAAAGCATCTAATAATGTAGATGGTATATCTGACATAATAAAAACTATATCTAATGACACCTCTACAAAGTTAGAAGGATATGAATATAGACTTAAAACTAAGGAAAGCATTAAGAGAAAATTAAAAGGGGAATATCTGGAAAACCCAGGTATGAGTTTAAAAGAAGTTGAACAATCCATTTATGATTCTATTAGATATACATACAATATTAATAATTTAAATTATACTAAGGATGTACAAATAATCTATAATAAATTAATTGAAAAAGGTTTAACACCGATTCGCTATAGAAATTATTGGGATAACCCAACATACAAAGGACTGCATTTTAATTTTAAGGATAAAACTGGACAGATAATAGAAATTCAAATGCATACTCCACAAAGTATTTTAGTAAAAGAACAAAAAAGTCATAAAATTTATGAAGTTATGCGAGTAAATAAAAATAATGAAATAATACAAAAAGAATCAGTAGAGAAATTAAAGGACATATGGAAAAATGTTGATACACCGATGGGGGCAAAAGAATTAATATTTAAATTAAATTAATATTTATAAAAGTAATTTTAATAATATATAATAAATGTAAGAGTAATAAAGGAGGAACTATGATATACTATGTAAAGTGGAATGAAACAAAAAAGCCTATTGGAGTGTATAGGTCGATAATAGAATATGGGTTTTTAGAGGTTTTGGGCAGAAATAAAAAATGGATTGAAGCTCCGAGTACAAGTGAAGGATACTTATCAAGACAAATAGAACTTGAAAAAATAGAAAAAACCACAGCAATGAAAATCGTAAAAAAGATGTTGGATATAACTGATGAAGATTTAAAAGGGCTTTTTAAATAATAACTTGTAAAGGGGCATAATGATGATAATAGCAGGTCCATGTTCAATAGAAGATAAATCATTCATTAATTTATCTAAAAAACTAAAAGAATTAGGTGCAACACATATCAGAGGTGGTGTTTTTAAACCTCGTTCATCTCCGTTCAGATGGCATGGCATAGGGGAAGAAGCATTTTCATTAATTAAAGAAATGAAAGCAGAAGTTAATTTGCCGTTTGTAAGTGAGGCAATGAATCCAAAACAGATTGAACAACTGTATCCTTTAGTAGATATTTTTCAAATAGGAGCAAGAAACCAAACAGATTCAGAACTGCTTAAAGAATTTGGCAGACAGGACAAGCCTGTAATAATGAAAAGAGGAATGGCAACAACTATTGAAGAATTTGTAATGTATGCAGATTATATCATAAGCGAAGGAAATCCAAATGTAATATTATGTGAAAGAGGAATAAGAACCTTTGAAAATTACACAAGAAACACATTTGACATAAACTGCATACCAGCAGTAAAAGAACTTTGCAATCTGCCTATTATAGCAGATGCTTCACATGGAACAGGAAAAAGAAGTTTAGTTATCCCAGTAACAATGGGAGCATTAGCCGCAGGTGCAGACGGTATAATGGTAGAGGTTCATCAAAACCCTGAACAAGCAATGACAGATGGACAACAATCTTTAACAATAAATATGTTTGCTGAATTGATGAAAAAGATTAATTTATTTAAACGGTATATGGAGGCATCAGATGTTAAGGCATAATAAAAAAGTTGAACTTGTAACAATACCCGCAATTCCATTAGGTCCAAAACTTCCAAAATCAGACCCAAGATTGATATATCCATATGGCAGATACGGGGAATCGGAATATCTTGCAGAACTTACCGGAAAAAGAGTTGTTATTGTAGGTCCAGCCAGTTATATGCAAGGTAAAGGATTAGGTGAACTTATAGATAGTTTTGATATTGTAGTAAGAATAAATCATGCTTTGCCAATTGCATATCCTGAAGATTATGGAAGCAAAACAAACATACTATATCATATTTTAAGTCATCGGGGGAATAATCTTAATAAAAAACCTATTGAAGAAACAGAATTAAAATTATGGCATGAATTAGGGTTAGATTGGATGGTATGCAGTCATCATGCTAAATCTGAAAGAATAAGAATAGTGGGGCATATGCTGGAGAATAAATTCAAATGGACTTGTGTTAATCAAAAATTTTCACAAGGTGTTAAAGCACAAATAGGGAATAAACTTCCAAATACAGGAGTATTAGCAATATCTCATTTGTTATTATCGAGGTTAAAAAGTCTGAATGTTTATGGTTTTGATTTTTATTTGTCAGGTGTTTATACAGGTTATGGAGATACTAAAGATGATGAAGTAGCAATTGAAATAAACAAAAGATGGCATGATGTATCGGCACAATTAGTATATATGAGTAAACTTGTAAAAAGAGATAGCAGATTGATTATAGATGATACATTAAGAGAAGTATTGGATAATGGCAAAGAATTGTTTAAGGAGTTACTATGATTAGATGTTTTTATTTTAAAGGTGTTTTAAATTTTGAAGATGTTTTAACACCTATAATAATTAAACATATATCAGGACAAGACATTAAATATGTTAAAGGTAACGAAGAAAATAAACTATTAGCAATTGGTAGCGACATGAACAGATGGTTAAGAAAGAATGATGTTGTTTGGGGATATGGAAGCAGAAGTAATGAAATCATATATAGTAAATAAAGGTAATGCTACCTTTAATGATATAATTACATTAATTAATAAAATAAAAAAAGCAAGTAAAGTAAAAACAGAGTTAGAGGTGATAATAATTGAGTAAAAATTTAAGTATCATTTTGACTTATAAGCAGACAGATAAGGTAAGGGCAAAGCAGAAAAAATATACAATTGAAAGATATAACCTAATGTTTCCAGATGCTCAAATAATCTTAGTTGAATCACCTTTAAAAACAAAGAATGAATGGGAAGGATTTTGCAAATCCAAATATATAAATATAGGGGTAAAAAAAGCAACAAGAGAATATCTTTTAATAACTGATATTGATGTTGTACTACCAAAGGAAAGCATATTAAGAGCAATAGATAAATTAAAGAATTACAGTTGCATTATTCCTTATAATATACTATATAAATTAAATGATAGGGAATCAATGTTTATTTATGAAGATTTACCTAAAGTAACAATGCCAAAACCTAAATTAGATAGAAGCATAAAAATAATTGTACATGATAAGAGGTATCAAGGTGTAAATATAATGAAAAGAAGTGATTTTATTTTATCGGGCGGGTATGATGAAAGATTTATTGGTTGGGGTAGTGAAGATGCGGCATTTTTAAAAGCAATTGAAACTATAACAGAAAAACCAGTATTAAGATTAAATGGTACTGCTTATCATTTAAGTCATAAAATTAATCCTAACAGACAAAAACTAAGGGATATAAACAGTGGTGTTTTTGTACATGAGTATGATGATGCTTTTGGTGATAAAAATAAGATGCTTGAATTAATAGAGAAAAGAGGAAGAAACTTATGATGAAATCTTTAGTAGTTATACCTTCAAGAATGGGTAGCAGTAGGTTTCCAGGAAAACCTTTATGTAAAATTGCAGAAAGGGAAATGATGCTTCA